ATAAAATGCCAACATACATATTCAGAAACAAAACTACAGGCGTTGAGTGGGAAAAAGATATGCGAATGTCTGAACTCGACACATACAAAGAAGAAAACAACGCTGAGATTATAATCAATTCAGTTAACCTAGTCGGCGGCACTGGTGAAAACATTGACGCCAAGACTGATGATGGTTGGAAAGAAACACTTGCTAAGATTTCAGAAGCACATCCATCCAGTGAACTCAACAAACAATATGGTAAGACAAGTATCACAGACATAAAGGTCAATCAAGTCAGAGAGAAACACAAGACACTTGCCAAACGCAGAATGGCAAAAGAGAACCCAATTAAATGATTGAAGTCATTGATAATGTCATAGATGTAGAACTACAAGAGCAAATTAAAAATCAACTCATGGGCTCTGTAGGTTTCCCCTGGCATTTCATTGCAGACATAACAGCAGGAAGTAAAAATAATTATGAAACACTTAATGTAGATGCACCATTTCAATCAAGACCTGGATTTACGCATATAAACTCAGAAGAGGATTATCATATTATTTCTCCGATTGTACACAATGTTTTGTCAGATGCTCATATCATATCTGCAAAGTGTTTTTTACAACTTCCCTTAGCACTAGATGATTATAGTGTGGACACCGCACACACAGACAGGCCAGAGCCTCACACAGTTGTTTTATATTATGTGTGTGATAGTGATGGTGATACTATCATATATGATAAGAAGTGGGAACCAAATATGACAGGTCATGATAGACACCTTAGTGGTGAGATAACTAAAGAATGGCCAATTGCAGAAAAGGTCACCCCAAAACAAGGCAGAGCTATTGTGTTTAACGGGTATCATTATCACACAGCAGAACAACCTAGACACAACAACAGGTGTATAATTAATTTTAATGTATCGTATAAATAGTAGTATACAAGGAGAACGATATGGCAGATTTTGATTTTTTAGACGGGTTTGATACTGGTGGTGATTGGGGTTTCACAGGAGTTTCAACTAAACCTTCAGACCAAACAGTCGCAGACACAAAGGCAACACAACAAGTAGTTCAACAGACTGCTGATGGTGTTGGTAAAGCAGTATCTACTGAGATTATATCAAGGTTAGAAACTAAACTAGACAAGATACTTAGAGAAGTATCAGCAGCATCAGGCAAGATAGACGACAAAAATGAGGTTGAATTAGAGATTGCAAAATCACAAATGGATGATGAGTACGATTTGAGAAAAGACAATCTTGGCAAAATTCAAAAAGAGAAGTTTCAACAACTAGAGAAACTAATCATCCCATTACTTGTTAAACTTGCCAAATCACCTGAGGCCTATATTCATTGGCCTAATCGTGCAGAAGTAATTGAAGCACAACTGAAAAAAATAATAGAAATAACTAGAGGATAAATTAACATGAGTAATTATATTGAGCAAGGCCTGAGTCATGGCGAAACTACAATACTAAAACAAGGAAACTTTTATTGGACTGTTCCTAATGCTATAGGCGATAGTGATTGTAAAAAAATTATTGATAGATATGAAGATTTGCAACAGTTTGAACCAAGTGAGGTCGCTGATGGTCAAAAAAATATCAGAAAAAGTCAATCGGTTTTTGATAATCTTGATTGGGTTTTTGATTTAATTTGGCCACATCAAAAAGAAGTTAATCAAACCGCAGACTGGCACTTTAAGATTGAAGCTGCAGAAAATTATCAAGTAACAAAATATGAAGTAGGCGACTTCTATGCGACACACATAGACAGTCTAGGCACTAATGGAACAAAACGAATGATTCCAGATAAACCTAATCTTCACAACAAAACAAGAAAAATGTCCATGACTTTAAATCTAAATGACCCGTCTGAATATGAAGGTGGCGAATTAAGACTTTTTGGCGTTGGCAAACTAGAAGAAGAAAAGGGACGCTTGAGTTTCTTTCCTAGTTTTCTACCACACGAGGTAACTCCAGTAACAAAGGGAGTTAGATATTCTCTTGTTGTTTGGTTTTTAGGTCCTCCTTGGGAATAGCTTGACAAAACTCTTATAACCTGATATAATATATCTAATATATTAAGAAGGAGAAAGACATGGCAAAAGCTATTGACAAATCAAAAATGCTTACTGATAAGAAAAGTTTTATCGGCAAGTGTATTCACACATTCAAGTGTATGTTTAACCCTGGCGGTAAAGACTGCGTTAAACTTGGAAAAGATGAACTCAACGCAATGACCAAAACACAACTAGAATTAGTTGGTCGTGATAACGGTATTGAGTTGGATAAACGCAAGACTAAAAAAGCACTTGTTGAAGAATTGTACGAGGCATTATAATGACTGATGCTTTAAATGATTTAATGAAACTAAAATATCCTGATAAAGAGTGGAAAACATTCACTCATGCGCCTATACCTGATAACATGATACCAGAGGTGTTCACAGAAACTATCAACAAGAAAAGATTCTATGTAACACCAGATGGTAATAAGTATCCGTCTATCACAACTGTTCTTGGTGGCAGAGCGAAAGAAGGTATTCAGAAATGGCGTGAACGAGTTGGTGAAGAGGCTGCAAATAAAATAATGAGAGCAGCTGCCTCACGAGGAACTGCTGTGCATGAACTTGCTGAGAACTATTTAAATAATGAAGAACTAAAAAATCAAGAGGTGTTACCACTCTTTATGTTCACTCAACTCAAGCCAGAACTCGATAATATAAATAATATTGTTATGCAAGAAGGCGGACTCTATAGTGATAAATGGGGTATTGCAGGTCGTGTTGACTGTATCGCTGAGTATGATGGCAAGATAACTGTTATCGATTTTAAAACATCTACAAAAGAAAAGAAAGAAGAATGGATTGAAAACTATTTCATTCAATGTACTGCCTATTGTGAGATGTTTGAAGAAAGATATGGTCAATCAATTGACCAGATTGCTGTACTAATTGTCTGTGAAGATGGTACTCGACAGACATTTGTGAAAGATAAGAAAGATTATTTACCACTATTGCAACCAGCGATAGATGAATTTTGGGCAGAACAAGATACTGCTCAACCCGTCTTGGGCGAAGCGTCAGAACGACTAGTGCCTAGAAGATGGTAAGAATTCTTGTTGACGGTAATGGAGTAAAGGTGATGGACTTGGGTTCGATTCCCAACATCTCCACCAAAGTATTTTGGTCATCCCTAAAATATTTTGGTGGGGATGAAATGGACTTCGACATTGCTATTGAAAGATTACAAGAGAGGATAGTCCTAAGACTTAAAACTAAAACAAAAGCAAACTCTAACCAGTACGCTTTAGCAGCTTAAGTTGCTAAGGGGGTTGCCAGTACCTTCTAACCCAAACTGGCACTAACTCAAGGCAATAATATGAAAAGATTTTTTAAAGAAGTGTACCTTACTGGACACGGTAAAGAAGATAAGAACATATTCAACAGATTTAAAGACACAAAGTTTTACAAAGTAAATGCTGTTGAGCAGAAAGAATTGAAAGATTGTGGCAATGTGAAATATATAAACTTAGATGAGATTAAAATATGAAAATGATAATTACGCCCAACAAGTTTGCAATATTAATAGAAGAATTAGTTAAGACAAAAAGAATGAGCTACATAGATGCTATTCTTCATTATTGTGAAAAGAACGGAATCGACCCGAGCGATTCTAAGAAACTAGTAAACAAAGGACTCAAAGAGAAGTTGACTTATGAGGCACAAAATCTTAATCTACTAAATGTAGACAAAGTGCCACAACTTCCCATATAAGGAGAATGAATGGTTTTGAAGTATATAAAGTCTATTTGGCAATCAAATTACATTTCACAAGCAAAAACAGAAGTTACGACTTTCATAGACACGGCGGACGAACAACTGCAAAGCTTGAAACCTTCACTAAAAGAAGGGATAGATATTTTTTTCACAAACTTAGTCGCACTTATAACAGCACTACTGTGGTCGATTACTTTGTTAGTAACTTTGTCAATAATTCTAATCTATGGGTTGGCGATATTATTGGCTCAACTGGTGACGAAAGTTATAAAGAGTGGAGTAAGAGAATAGAATCTCTACATTATTATTATGAACAAGATATAGAATACATCTTAGATAGGATGACTGCAAACGATATAGAGTTTGATGACATATTCACATCACATGACGGGCAACATCCGCCCATATTGAAGATGGTTCTCTCTAAGAAGATATGTGTAGAAACATTTGTGATACTAGAAGATATACTTTCTTTTGCGAAAAGACTAGACAAAGATATAATGGAAACAGTATTGTGGCCTAAACTACACGACAGAATTGTAAGATACAAACCTTTTTTGAAATATGATATGCCTAGATACAAGATTACCTTGAGAAAAAAAGTACATGATATATAAATTCAAATCTGAACACCCAATGACTCCTTATGCGCCTAGTTATGATTATATTATAACACAGTCCGTTTGGGATGAATCAGACAAAATTGATACCATAAGAAACTTTTTACTATCAAAGGAAAAAGATATTCTTAAATTAGATTTTAATAGCGATGGCGGCACAGGTCTTGATAATTCTAGTATAACAACAAGACACAGCAACTATAATGTTTTTGATTATGGTAAAGAAGAGCCAGAGCTTAATGATTTATTAGAGTTTATGAAAAAGTCTTGGTGGGATTATATAAAACAAGACGACACACAAGACTTTGCCCTTCAAATCAACGCTTGGTTTAATGTTCTACGCAAAGGACAAAAAATGAATTATCACAATCATAATTCATCTTGTGGGGCATATCTTAGTGGTAATATGCACTTAGATGATTATCACACAAAAACTAATTATTCTTACATGAATGTTCACTGCCCTATTGATAATGTAAAGGGCGGGTTGGTATTGTTTCCTAGTGTAATAAGCCATGGAACAGATGTGTATAATGGTGAAGAGCCTAGAGTAAGTATAGCGTTTGATTTAGAGTGTACTTTTTTAGATTGTTCTGAAAGTACAGCACAAACAAGAACTTTTATAGAGTAAAGGAGTTATAATGTTAAGAGCAATAGGTCTAATAGCCTTAATTTATTTGTTTTTTAATTATCTACCAGAGATATTAGAAACAGCAGATAAATGCTTAGGAAACGCTTGACAAAGGCAACAGTTTATAGTATAATGGTACATATGTCAGTAAAACAAGGCATATAACTGTTATAAATATAAAGGTGCGACATATACAGCACAGAACGATACAATAATAATACAAATACAATCATACGGAGAAAATATATGACATCAAGTCTAT